CAATCGGCCGGCTGCTCGAGTCGTCGGACGACCTAGCCTACGTGCCCATCGGGCGCCTCCTCGAGGAGTAAAATGGCAGACTGGATGCGAGAGGTCGTCGACAGCACGCTCGGGCCTGCCAAGGCTACCCGCCAGATCAGGACCGAGCACCGGACACCGACAGGCGGCACGACTTACACGTGGAACGACGGGAGCTGGTCGTACTGCAACGTTGCGCCGATGGCGTCCGACGAGCTGGAGCTTGCCGGCCGGATGGAGGTCAAGGGCACTGTTAGCTGTCGTGTATCAGCGATGCTGGACGTTGACACCCACGACCGGATCAAGATCTCTGACACGGAGGTCGACGAGCTGGACGGCGACTGGGAGGTTACGGCAGTGATGACCAGCTCGACGGTCGTCGACAGGCTCCTGTACCTCAGCAGGATCGGAGGCGAGAGTGCCGGGTAAGCGAGGGTTCAATCACCTGCCCGCAGTGATGAAGGCTCTGCCCGGGGCGGCCGAAGCTCTGGTCGAGCGGGTGACCGTCGACGTCGCCGCCGGCGCGGCAGCTCGGGCGCCTATCGACACCGGCAACCTCGCCCAGAGCTACACGCCAGAGGTCGACGGCATCAACGGCACGGCCGGCTCGAACGTCGAGTACGCGCCCTACGTCGAGTACGGGACGTTCCACTCCGGGGCGCAGCCGCATCTGGTCCCGGCGGCGGACGAGGTTGACAACAACATGGGGATGTACGCTAAGGACTTCAAGGCGAAGCTCGAGGAGGCGGCTCGAAGTGGCAGCTCCTGACCCGATGGTCCAGCTCGAGGCGGCCATCATGGTTCGCCTAGGCGCCGGCGCGGCGGCCGTGAGCACGGACCCTCAGCTTGCATCCCTCGCGCCGGGCGGTGTATACTCTCGGACAGGTGGTGGCGAGACCCGACCTTTCATCACCCTCACGCTCGTCCGAATGGACGAGGACGCAACGTGGCGAGTACCGTACAGGTGGCGTTTCCGGTACGGCATCTCAGGCAATGACGAAGGTGAGAGCATTGACGCGGCATCGGCCGCTCTGCAGCGGGTCTACGAGCTTCTGCAGGACGCCGGCGACCTGATGCCGATGGAGGACTTCACGCTGGGCTACATCCGTCGGAACGCAAGGACGCAGGTCACCCCAAACCAGTCGGGTGTGACCTACCAGCGCGTGACCGACGAATACAAAATCGAGGTCTACCCGAAATGAAGCTAGTCGCTAACGTGGGGATGAACATCGACCCGGGCGACCGGCGCTTCGAGCCGGGCGACACGATCCCAGACGGGACCCTCACGGACCTACAGCGCCGGGTGTTCCTCCGAGAGGGCTACGCAACCGAGGTCGAAAGCACCCGTGTCAGCCCAAAGCGGCGGGACGAGATCGTCACCGCAGCCGAGGAGCAGCCGGCGCACCCGGTGGTTGCGGAGCTGAACACCAAGGAGGACACCTAGATGCCGGCGATGCACGGCTCCAAGGCGCGGATGATGCTCTCCGGCTGGGAAGTCACCGCGAACATGCGCGGGGCCTCGACGCCGGCGTCAGCTGATCTGGCCGAGTCCTCTACGTGGGGAATGACCTCCAAGCGGTACACGCCCTCCGACTACATCGACGGTTCGCTCCAAGGCGACGGGGTGTGGGAGTCCGGGGCTGTCGGCGCCGGCAGCATCGACGAGCTGCTCGGCACCAACGTCGCCGGGGCGCACGTGGCGACCCACCTGCCGCAGGGCGACGGCCTCGGCAACCGGGCGCGAATTATCGGCGGGGCGGAGACGTCCTTCGAGCTGGACAGCCCGGGAGACGACGTGACCGGGTTTTCCTTCGAGATCACGCCCACGGCGACGGGTGGCTTCTCCGGGCGTGCCCGGGTGCTGGTACCGCTCGCCGGGGCGCTGAACATCACAGCGACGGGCAACGGCTCGACGCTGGACGACCTCGGGGCCGGCCCGCCGACTACCACGACCCGGGGCCTCGGCGCGGCCCTCCACGTCATCAACAAGGGCGGCGGCGCCGGCACCCTGACAGTCAAGGTCCAACACTCCACCGATGGGTCGGCGTGGGTCGACCTGATCACCTTCGCTGGCGTGACGGCTAAGAACCTCGCCCAGTACCTAGAGGTCACCGGGACGATAAACCGGTACCTCCGAGCCATCTGGACGCTCACCGGCGGCACGTGGGACATCCACGTTGCAGCAGGGCGCAAGTAGGAAGGGAGTCAACCGATGCCGCCGGTCCACGGATCTAAGGCGTTCTTCTCCATCGCAGACGCGGGCAACACGGTCCGCGACCTGTCGGCACTGATCAGCTCGAGCGGGATGCCGTACGGAGCTGACACGGCGGAGGTCACCACCGGTGGCTCGACGTCGAAGAAGTACATCCCGGGCCTCAAGGACGGGACCATCCCGATCGAGGGTCCGATCGACGCGACGCTCGACGGTTACCTGTGGGGCATCGTCGGCGTGGAGCGGGCGTTCGTCTACCGGCCGCAGGGCACGGGCACGGGCCTCCCCAACTACGCCGGGTTCGCGATCCTGCAGAGCTACGAGCCTGACACGCCCGTCGACGACGCCGGCACGTGGTCTGGCGAGTTCCAGATCACCGGCGACGTCACCCGGACCCTGCAGCCCTAGCTGACCGGAGTCCTTGTCAGTGCCCCGGATCGGCGCCAGCGCCCGGCCCGGGGCACAGCAGTCCACCCCGTTTACGGGAGTCAAACCGCCGGCGACGGCGGACAGCAGCGGAGGCCAGCCCGACATGGCACACCAGCCGGCACAGCCGGAGAGGATGACCGCAGAGGCCATTCTCGCCCTCAACGACACCAAGACGGACGACCTGTTCATCGAGGAGTGGGGCACCACTCTCAAGGTGCAGGGCCTGACCAAGAAGCAGCAGCTCGACGTTCGCGAGAGGTCGCTGGTCAACGGCGAAGTGAGCGCCGAGAAGTCGCAGGGGTTCCTGTTCCTCGAAGGCGTGGTCGAGCCTCGGTTCTCCGAGGACCAGCTCGTGCCCCTGTTCGAGAAGAACGCCGGCGTGATCGACCGCATCCTCGGCCGGGTGCTCGAGCTGTCAGGGATGAAGGCGGAGGACATCCGCAAGAAGGAGGGCGAGTTTCGTCCGTGATGACGGCAAGCGGTTCCTGTTCAATCTCGCACGCGAGCTGCACAAGACCGTAGCCGAGCTGCTGACGGGCCGCCCGGTCCCGCTGGCACACGACGAGTATTCCGACTGGGTAGCGCTCTACAGCCTAGAGGGCAAGGAGCGCAAAGCAGCTGAGAAAAAGGCGGGCGCCGGCAAACCGAGGCGCGGTCGACGGAGGTAGCTAGTGGCGACAGAGGCAGCAGAGCTGTTCGTCTCCGTTACCGCCGACGTCGACAAGGCAGTGCGGGGCCTCGGCTCCGTGAACGAAGCGGCCGGCAAGACCGACGGGTTCCTCAAGGGGGCCGCCAAGCAGGCGATCGGGTTCGCGTCTGGTCTTGTCGCGCTACAGGCCGGCGGGGCCGTGTTCGGTGCCATCAAAGGCGGCGTTATCGACATGAACGCCACCCTCGAGAAGAGCACCCTCCAGTTCACGACCCTGATGGGCGACAGCGACGCAGCTAAGAAGCACGTCGAGGGCCTGTTCGACTTCGCAGCCAAGACGCCGTTCGAGACCGGGCCGATCATCGAGGCGTCCCGCATCATGCGGACGTTCGGCGGCGCCAGCCTCGACACCAAGTCCAACCTCGACCTGTTCGGTGATGCGGCGGCGGCGACCAACGCCCCGATCAACGACATCGCTTTCTGGATGTCCCGGGCCTACGCGTCCATTCAGGGCGGCCAGCCGTTCGGTGAGGCCCGGATGCGGCTGATGGAGCTGGGCGTCATCACCCCGCAGGTTGCCAGCAAGCTCGAGGGGATGCAGAAGGCCGGCAAGTCGACCGGCGAGGTCTGGGACGCCCTCTCCGGCCAGCTCGACAAGTTCGACGGCGCGATGGAGTCGCAGGCCGGCACGTTCGACGGCCTGATGTCCACCCTGTCGGACAACGTGAACCTGTTCCTCGCCAAGGCCGGCAAGCCGCTGTTCGACGGCCTCAAGGTGATCCTGCAGGGCGGCATCGACCTGATGAACAGCCCTCTCTTCAACGGGGCGATGGCTGTCGCCGGCGACGTCCTCGGGAAGGCTTTCGGGACCATCGGGGAGGCCATTTCGACTGTCCTAGGTGTCGTAGGGCCGATCGTGGCCAAGCTGACCGAGGTCTTCAAGGCGCTGACCTCGGGAGGCGACGCGGCTACCACGCTGGGCGACACGATCAACGGCCTGTCGGGGATGTTCGCGGACTTCGGCACGACGGTACAGGACGCCGTTTTCAGCGCCATCGAGGGCGTGCTCGCCCAGCTCCCGGCCTTCGCGGACGCGTTCTTCCAAATGGCCTCGCAGGCGGTCGACGTCTTCGTCGCGGCGGCGCCCGGGGTGATCGACGCCGTGCTGGCGCTGGTTTCCAACGCCCTCGACTGGATCATCAACAGCGGCATCCCGCT